AAGATTTTGTTGAAATCAATTCAGCTTCATTCAGAGGCATTGATACTGTTCGTGAGATCATTAACAATAGTCAATTCATGCCTATTGAAGGTTTATGTAGAGTTTGGCTGATCGACGAATGTCACAAATTAACTAACGATGCACAGAATGCTTTGCTGAAGATTCTGGAAGATACTCCGAATCATGTTTATTTCATTCTTTGCACTACTGAACCACAAAAGCTGATTGCTACTATTAAAGGCAGATGCGTTCAATTTCAGTTGCTTCCTCTGAATGAAACCGAACTGAAACAATTACTAAGAAGAGTTGCTCACAAAGAAGGTGAAGAACTTGAAGATAATGTATTGGATCAGATAGTTGGGAGTAGTAAAGGTTTTCCAAGAAATGCATTGCAGATTCTTGAAGTGGTCTTATCTGCTACCCCTGAGAATAGATTGGAAACAGCTAAAAAGGCTGAAGCTGAAGTGATCCAATCTATTGAGTTATGTAGAGCTCTATCAAAGAAAGCTCCTTGGAGTCAGATAGCAAAGATACTTGAAGGTCTGAAAGATCAGGAACCTGAAGGTATTCGTAGAGCGGTACTTGGTTATTGCCAGGCAGTTCTATTAAAAGGATCTGATCAACCTTTGTTCGGATTGATAATGGAAGAGTTTATGAATACTACTTATGATAATGGATTCATTCAGATAACGTATGCTTGTTATTCAATATGTAAAGCTTAGTATATGGAAAATAAAAATTACAAGTATATAAAAAGAAATACTTCTGTATTCTCTTTGATAGATTTAAGATTGATATATAAGAGGGATACTGGTTATGATTATGACTGGGATAGTAAATCCTATGTTGAGTGGCTTGAGAGAATTATCATTTTAAAAGAGAACTTGCATAAAAAATTTATACCTTGGGAACCAATTAAAAACAAATAAAATGAACTATGAAAATGACATAAAAATTGATGAATCCTCACTTGATGTAGAGTGGTTGGATCAACCATCGTTAATGATGAAGTATGCTCGACATGCAGCTCAATGTCGATTGGAAATGGATAAGGCTAAAGAAGCTTTGGAACTCGTTAAGGCTGAACTGGATAAGGAAATAAGAACCTTTCCAGATAGGTTCGGGATTGAAAAGATCACTGATAAAGTAGTAGAGAATACAATTCCTATGCAACCAGATTATAAGGAAGCCATTAATAACTTTATAAAAGCTCGCTTTGAATCTGATGTGGCATATGGAGCAGTGAAAGCTATGGAAACCAGGAAAGATGCTTTAGAGAATCTGGGAAGACTTATGGGACTTCAGTATTTTGCTGGTCCAAAAATGCCTCGTGATCTGTATGAGGAAAGATCATCAAAACAAAAGAGTGCAAATAAAGCCATAACTTTTAAAAGAGGAAGATGATAATAGCTAAAATTTTAGTAATATATTTACTATCAGTCGTTAGTCTGATAGTACTTATTTATATACTCAGTAGGGTCCAAATGAGAGGATGGTTGGACGAAATTAATAAACATTTTAAAAACTTTAATCCAAAATTGTATGAAAGAAAAGAAGAGTAGTTTCCGAGACAAAGTGGTAGGCAATGTTCGCCACCAGAAAGAATCTCGTAAGGGAGTCGGATATTTGAATATACCGCAAGGTTTCAGTCTGATGACTCTTGAGGATGGCCTAAAGACGTTAAGGCTGGATATCATACCTTACATAGTATCTGATCCCCATCATCTCGATCGTGATGATGAGAAAGATATCGCTACCGTAGGTACTGAATGGTATCGTAAGGCATTCAAGGTTCATAATGAGTTAGGACCTACAGGAAATGAGTCAATCATTTGTCCCACCACTTTTGGTAAGAAATGTCCAATTTGTGAGTATCGGGTGAAGAGAATCAAGGAAGGAGCTCACAAAGATGAATTCAAGTTACTCTATCCAAAGGAAAGAAGTTTATATAATGTAATTCCTATTGATAGTGAAAAGCTTGAAGAGAAGATATATCTTTGGAATATGTCAGATTACCTATTCCAAGGTGCCCTTAATGATGAGTTGATTGATAATCCGGAGAATGGAATCTTCCCTGATCTTGCTGAAGGTAAAACTCTCGTACTGAAATTGAAATGGAAAGCAATTGGTGATAACTCTTATCCTGAAGTGAAGGATATCACTTTTGAAGATAGGGAACCTTATGATGCTGGTATCCTTGATGAGGTAGCTGATCTTGATACCGTTCTGAAAGTTCTTTCTTATAATGAAATTGCAGCTTTATTCTTTGGTGAGGAGGATGCTGGATCATTGCATGATCCCAAAGATGACGATGAGGATGAACCAAAAGAAACTCGTAGAAGTCACAGAGCTGAAAAGGAAGAACCTGAGGAACCTCGCTCAAAATATCGTAGAGGGGGAGAAGTAAAAGAAGAACCCAAAGAGGAAGAGAAGGAACCACCTGCCAGAAGCAGAAGAACTCCTGTTGAAGAAGAACCAGCAACTCGGAGTAGAAGATCAGCTCCAGTTGAAGAAAAGGAAGAAGAGAAAGAGCCTCCTCGTAGAGTAAGTAGAGGAGCCACAAAAGAAGAATCTGAAACAAAGGGAGATGGTAAATGTCCAGCTGGTTATAAGTTTGGGACTGACTTCGAGAAATATAAAGCTTGTGATACCTGTAAGGTATATGATGATTGTTTTGAAGCAAGTAAAAAATAAGAAGTTATGCCTCTACTAAAAGTGAAAGTTGAGCGTAAGGGAACGAAGAGAAACATAGGTGGATATTTTCCCACTTATATTGATTCATACCTTACTCTCAAGTCACTTGCAGAAGCAGTGACTAAATCCTCAATTATGCAATCCATCTTAGAAAAATGGGTGGCTAATAGTCGAGCGAAGGAATCTGAAAAAGTTCTTTTGGATAGGATAATCCAAAGATTAAGCGCTCAATGGAAAATAGATAAAAAACAACCTCCTTACTGGTCCTTTGAAGAGTATAAGGAGAAGGTTCATGTGGAGTTATTATCCAGAGGGATAAGTGAGGAAAATGTAGATAAGATACTAAAAGCTATTCAGAAATGACAGTAGTGAGAGGAAAGAAATCAGCTCCATTGAGCAAACAAGTTAGAGAAAGGGTTAATAAACCAATCGAAAAGAAGGAGGAATTAGATGGGAATTTTGGACAGGTTAGGAGTACCGGATCAACCTTACTTGATCTTGCACTTTCCGGCGGAAGAGTTCACGGGGGTGGACTTCCAGGAGGAATTTTGGTGGAAATCTTTGGACCCAGTGGCTCAGGAAAGACTGTGCTCCTTTCTGAAATCGCTGGTGGGGTCCAACGTCTCGGAGGTGACCTTATCTTTCACGATCCCGAAGCGAGGATCAACCCGACGTTTGCGTCGTTATTTGGGTTAGCTTTACCAGAAGGCACTTACCATATTCCTGATACCGTACCAGAGATATTTGATCCTATTCATACTTGGGCTCCAAAAGATCCCAACACAATCAATGGGATATTTGCAGATTCTCTTGCTGCCCTTTCTACTGATATGGAAATGGATCCAAAGAAAGGTGATAAGATGGGAGCTCGTCGAGCCAAAGAATTCAGTGAAGGAACTCGTAAGACTTGTAGAATCATCAAAGATAAGAATTACTTAATGGTATGTAGTAATCAGATTCGCCAGAATATGGACCCGATGGCTTATTCAAAGTATACTACTTCTGGAGGTGAAGCTATAGGATTTTATTCAAGCGTTCGTCTGAAGACTCAAATCATTAAGAGACTTAAAGTTGAAAAGACTTTCAAGGGTAAAGAAATTTCCAAGATCATGGGAGTCAGGATTGAAGTAGAAGTATTCAAGTCATCTATCTGGGAACCGTTTCATACGGCACCACTTACTATTATCTTTGATTATGGTATTGATGATATCAGGGAAAATCTTCAGTTCATTAAAGATTACTCCAAATATAGCACTTATACTCTTGGAGGGGGGTCTTTGGATAAGTCCATGAATGAGGCTATCAAAATCATTGAGGAGGATAAGGCTGAAGCTGAACTTAGGGAGGAAGTAATAAAACTCTGGGAAGAAAGGGAAGAAGTATTTAAAGTAGAACGTAAACCTAAGAGATAATGGAACGATCAAATGATCCAAGAATACTAACAAATGATCCCAGCTTCACCGCTTGGGGATGGGCGGTTCTGAATGGTAAAGGAGAAGTTCTGGCTATCGGATGTATCCAAACCAAACCTGAACATAAGAAAACAAGGGTGAGAGTATCAGATGATCGTACCAGACGAGCAATAGAAATCGTACAAGAGTTACTTCGTCTGATAGCTAAATATAAAATCAATTACATCGTATCTGAATCGCCTCACGGGAGTCAGAATGCCAGTGCCGC